ACTCTTCCCCAGTATCTGACGCAGTAGTTCGTTGCGGTCAAGTACATGGCCTTGCCCAGTGGGGTGTTCTACAGAGTCACCGGCTAGTTCTCGATCTAGCTTGACTTTTTTAAGTTGTAGCTCAATCATCTTGAGCTTTTTATTAAGCTTGGCATTCTTTGCTGTGATAGCATGACCCAGCATTTGACTTGCTACGTTGAAGATTTCTGAAGCATAACGACTGTCAACATTCATCCCTAGGTCCATTAGATTGTCAAAGCTTTCGGTGGCTTTTAACGCCAGGTCATCCATCTCTTGGTCACTGGACTCAAGCCCTCGCACTGCCGGCAAGGCTGCTTCAATCTTGTCCAGTGCATCTAATGTTTCGGGAAGAATGGTTAGCTGTGTTTGTATATCATCGGTGTGGGCGGGCACACCTGGTTCAATATCACTACTATCCTGGTCACGGGGTAGGTTGAACAACGCCTCAAGGTTTTTGTTGGTTGGAAGGGACATAGCATATTTAATGAGTTAATTTGCATGATTCAAAGTCTTTGCGATGTTGCAGAGAATATTTGACCTTAGCCCATGAGATGTTTAATCGTTTAGAAATTTGTAGATTGTTTAGCCCAGCATCGTGCAAAGAAATAATCTGTAATGCAATGGTTAAATTTTTTTGTATGTAAGTATTCAGAGTAGATTGACGCTTTGAATTGGTCCAAGATTTACCTTTTCTTGCGTTTGCTGCTTTAAGACAATTATCTAATCTAGTTTGGATTGCTTTTTTAGTCCAAGTTTTAGATTTTTGATATTGTTTAATTTTTTCTTTAGTCGATGATAACATTTTACCAGAGCCGCCATCCCCGGTTTCTGGTTTTAAATTAGCCCATGCATCATCAACAACAACATTCCATAAGTCACTGTAATACTGTCCCCAATATTTTACGTCGTTATTAGTTTGGCATTCTTTAAGAATTTCAGTGGTTACATCATTTCCGTGTTTTGATAGATGACGGCACCAGTATATGCCAGATCCTTTGTACTTGTATGGATTTTGTATTGTTTTGCCCAGGTATTTTAACCCAGTTTTGTTATGTGTTTTCACATAGAGATAAGTAGGCATGCTGATTGCTCCTTCCAAGCATTAGAGTAGTTGGATATTCCCGTATCGCGAACTACACCTTTATTTACCGCCGTTCCTGAACAAATCCGATTCGGTGATAACGCGAAACACCAGCCCATTTCGTGCGCACCACTTCTGAGCGGCAGCCCACTTGGCGTAGTTCACTGCCACAATAGCACGGTCACGGGAAGATTGTTTAGATTCAATTACACTTTGTTTTTTTGGTTTGATCTCGATTACTTCTGCGCACATCCGGTCATCACGGGTACGGTATGTGATAAGGAAATCTGGAATGTATATTGTCATCTTGCCCGACAGCGGGTTAAGATACGGAATACTGATTGATTCACTGGCCCATTGCAGGATATGATCGTTGTTGTCGCAAAAGGTCATAAAGCTGTGTTCCCAGCCTGATCGATACCTGGGTTCACGCTTGCCTACATATTTTGCTCGATTGGTGACCTTGTACACCCCTTGCGCAAACTTGCTCATAGCAGTACGTTACGGGCGGCCCAGTAGTTCGGGGTAATGGCACTATTAAGTCCCAGTAATGTTGCTGGACTACGTATGCCATTAAGATAATACACCATGGTATTTGACAACTGAATTTCTGTCTGAGTGCCCGGCGACTGCCCGCCCACTTGAGCCAACAGCGACAATACCGGTACTTTGGTTTGTTCGGCAATTCTAAACAAGCTTACTGTAAAACTTCTAGCAATCTGTTTGTCTGTGCACACAGATTCAAAGTAGCTGTTGACCACATCATACGTGTTTGCATCAACATCTACCCCGAACTCATAAAAACTATCAAACACCCGTACACTTAGGTCAATGTTTTGATTGGCTATATTGATTGAAGATTCCATACTTTAACCCCCGGGATTAAAGGCTGCAGGACCACCGGTGGCAGGACTTGCAGGACCACCTGCGCCAGGCGCTGGCCTGGGGAAATTAAAAGTACTACGGGCTTGCCCAGGAAGTGTTTGTCGTAGCTGTCCAATTGCACCGCCTACAATTCCCCCGACATCAGATGCAACAATAGAAGCAAGATTTTTGCCTTTAAAGGTATTGTATAATGTGCCGGCGTTTTGTACCGCACCTAAAATATTACTTAGGCCTCCTCTGCCTTGTGTCACTGCTTGCAAATCTCCCATAATACCTATTCCTGTGTCCAATAGTCCACCCTGTCCAATGACACTGGCAATGCCGCCCGGTCTCGTCAATGGGCTTGATCGTTGATCATACGCATTAGGATCAGCAAATCCAACAACGTTGGTGTCCGGTCTAACTGATCCAATTGCGCCCGAGTAGTACTTAACAGTTTCGTACTGGATGGTCATTTTGTTTTCCATGACCCCGGCATCCTGAGAGTAATCGTACTGATCATGACTCCATTGGGATATTACTGGATTAATCAACACATAGCGAACAAACTTGTGTTGGTTGAATCCGTAGATGCTAATGTCACGGAAAAAACTCGGCTTGCCGTTAGCCGAACCGGTACCATCGCTGTAGCTTTCGCCAACATAACCCCAATCGGATACTGCCCGAGTCTTGTCATAGATATCACGGCCATTGTACCTGAACCCCATTGGTTTGGTTTGCATCGGACCCGATGTCCCGGCAGTAGTGGCTATTCCATCATAGGGCTGAACTGGGTCTTTGTAGTAATAAGAATAATAGTTGTACCACAAGGTACGAATCAAATCGTTACCATCGTCATGGAATGCCACACTAATGGGATCGTAATTGATCTTTTTCTGTATTACTCGTTTGCGATTGTATTGATTGAGAATCTCAGTGTCAATTGTAAACTTCGGTAAATCGATGTTTTTAACCAACAGGCCAATAGTGGAGTTTTCACCCGAGCTAAAGGCATTTCTTAACATAGGTATACCTACCGTTTCAAGGGTAAAGTATACGTGGAAAAGAAACTTGAGTCTAGGACTATTTGCATACCCGTTTGTTTGAAACGTTTTGCTGGCATGCGTATAGTCCCTGAGATAATCATTCCCAAAGAATCCGTTGAGGAAGTCCTGACCAAAGGCCATAAGTGATTATTACGTTGTAACGTTTGAAACACCAGTAACTACATCACCTGCTAGGCGACCGAGTGACGTACCAACACCACTTTGCACCGGTGCCTGTACAGCATTATCAAAGCGGATGCTCATGCTGATTGTAACCACTTCACTGCTGGCGTAGTTTAGGTCATTGTAGTTGACGTTTTGTAAGTAGCAACCGTACAGTTCCCAAGTTTCCAGCACAACAGGTTGATTGACACCGTTGCCACCGTCGAGCATTTCAAGTTTAGTAACAAACTTGTAGTCAATGCCCGAAGCAGCACTAGCTTGCTCCATGAAGTCCAGCTGTTTCTGCAACTGCTGACCCACCAGCTTGGTCACGTTACCCGAAGCATCATCACGCAAGTTAACAGTGACCATTTCCCAGGTATGTTTACCAGCAAGATATAGCTTGCTGTTGTAAATGTCAATTGTGATTTCTTCAAACGACACCGAAGGACGAGTAAAGTCGATAACTTGTTTAGTAAGCTCGGTGCGCGGTGTAGCAACCCCGAAGTTTTCAAACATCACCCGGAAGCGATATTTTAACTTGGGCATCAACAACCCTTGTGTTGATGCTGATTGGTCGCTTGCCAGCGGAACTGTCATTCTGGTAAGTGATGAAATAGCCATGTTATAAATCTCCTATAATATTATTTATGGCCAAACTGGCCAAAAAAAACGGGGCTCAAATGCCCCATTTTCGTGTATAGCGGCACCGCTAATAATGTTTTTTTAACATTATTAGCAGGTGTATCGGGCTTAACCTCCAGCAGATATCTCGCCGGTGTTCTTGATTCGCAACGGAATATAGATGAATTCAATTGCCTTGACTGGCTCAATTGCAATATCAACATACAATTCATTGCGGTCGATACGAGCCGGTGTGTTGTTAGATTCATCGCACACAACCAGGTAATCGTAAATACCACGCTTGGCAACCAGGTCCACCATCAAGCTTTGAATAGCATTGCTGATTTCATTACGTGTGATTTGGTCATTTGGCTCAAACACAAACGTCTTACCAATCTCATTCAGTCGACCACGTACAAACGCTACTAACCGTGCAACGTTGATACGGTCCAGAGCAGATGCCACAGCAGCTTCGGTCTTGTTACCATAATTGACAATACCAACACCCGGGATGAATGTGATTGGATTGATCTTGTTTTCGTACAGAATGTCACGAACACTTTGACCAGTTGCAATCGTTTGGAACTCGCCAGTCTGTGAGTTGATGTAACCAATCAGTCCAGCATTGTCAATCAGACCACGACGCACTCCAGCCGGAGCCAACCACGGATATGCCACTTCGTCACTACGTACAATTGTACGCAGCATCATGTGACTTGGAGGTTGAACAACTGGTGATCCGCCCAGATCTGTAGTTTGGCAGCTTGGATAGAACACTCCCAAGTACGGATCGCTAGTTGTGATACCGTCTTCGCCACCGTTGCCCAGACCACTAGCATTAGTTGCCCAGGTAACAAGTTCATTACCCGATGGGCCAAGACGCAGCGGAGTATCACCAATAATGAATGCAGTATTGCTACGCTCATTGTTGAGTGCAACCATGTTAATGATCAACTCTGGATACTGTGGGCAAGCAATCAAGTTAAATGCTGTCTGCTCTTCACGTAATACTTCTTGTGTGTCCAAACCACTCTTGAGTGCAGCAACTACAACATTACGCACAGCCTTGCGACCCATGTACGGGCTACCGTCATTCCGATTGCCGCTGATTGAAACCCAGGCATTTGTTTCCAGTACGGCCCAGTATGTTGTGTTAGTCGGAACATTCCCGGTGCTTGCTAAGATACAAACATAAATCACACCGTTGTACAGCACTTTGTTATTAACTGCATAGCTGGTTGTGGATGTGTACTGGTCGACTGAGAAGTCGTTGGCATTAAAATAGTTGCTTTGGAAATTCTTGACGTTGAATCCGCTGCGACGTGTGTTAAACAGTAACATACCTTCAGGATAAATGCTTACCACTGGTGCATCTAAGTCAAGATAGTTGCTGGTTAGCAAACTCACAATAGTAGGATAGTTGTCGCCAACTGGATCAGTTGTGCCATTTGGTGCCCAACGTGCATCAGCGAAAAGTACACCATTGCTGGTAGTCTGATCGGTGTTGTCAATAGTCACCCAACGATCTGCACCAGTCTGATTGTCCCAACGCTTGATAACTGGATATATTTCCAAGTTGCTGGTATCAATCCAAAGATCGCCATACACAATCGGAGTCTTATCACTTTGCTCAGTTGGCTCAGTAGGACTAACAATTGGACCATCTGGGTCTGTCACTGTCAGATTGAAACCACGTGTGTCATTGTCAACTGTGCGATATCCGACCCAGGCGCCATCATTCAGAATCATGATGTCAACTTGATTTGTAGCACTGTAATACCACTTACGACCATCAACTGGATCCACGCTAGGTGCTGCATCGCTAGCAGTGTAAACCAGGGCTGCAAAGTTTGAGAAGTACAATCCATCTCCATCTTTACTAGTCATCACGCCGTCAGCTGGTGCTGTAAATCCAGCATCTGCAATTGGTGTGCCTGTTGTGTCAACCACCAAAATCACACCACCTTGACTATGCACAAAATTAATTGTGCCAGTGCTGCTGATCACAGCTGACACATATGGCACGGCTGCAGCACTCACCGCAGCAGAGAAGTTTGCTGCGGTGCCAGTACCACCGATAGTGACTGTAACTGCGTTAGACAATGTTGCAGAACCAGCCGAGCTAGCCTGAAGTGTAAATGTCTCGCCAACAGTAAATGTTGGGTTAACGACTGTGCCCGACACAATTGTTTGGCCAGATGCATAAAATCTAAACGGCTCTATTGTAGCAGTTGGCATTTCAAGATTATTGACCAGCAGGGTAGTTGCATTTGATTCAGCCCAGAGAGTTTCAACTGGGATATTTGCGCCACCAGCTGATGGATCAAGTCCATAAATCATTGCTTCTGGAGTAAGATATACCGGAGTGTCAACCACAAAGAAATCTCCAAGCACGTCGTCGTATCTCTTAATTACTATCTTGGTGCCTAAGTTAGGT